AATAAATCTAGTGGTGGCCCGTTTTTCGCGGGCCTTTACTGGAGCTTATGCATTAAATGATGATGGTTCTCTTCTCTTTTCTGAAACATTATGACAAAAGCTGAACTTCAACGCATAATCAAAAAGCTAGACGCAGCAAGTGTGTGCTGCTTTGAATGTGGAATTAAATATGGCATATATAGTGTTGGATGTTCATCAGTATGGGAAGCTAAATGTCAGGTTTGTGGTAGCACAAAAAAAGTTACTGAAGCTAGAGATTTTGCTTATTTCGTGACTGGTTTACGTAGTCTTCACTTGCAATTAGCAGCCATTCCTGAAAATAAACAAAAGGTTCCATTTAATGAATAAGACGAATCTTGCTCGTTACGAACCCAACCGCATTTCTCTCAATGGCAAAAGGCACTACCAGATCAGCCAATTCCCGAATATTCCAGAAGGAATGCTGCTGCCTTCTGTAACCACTGTATTGTCTTCCATGGCACCAGTTGGCAAGATCATGGCCTTGATTAATTGGCGTAAACGAGTGGGAAATGATGAAGCAAATCGTCGCACCAGGCTTGCTGCTGATCGCGGCACCTGGATGCATGGCGTAATAGAAGATTTATTCAATGGCGAAGATATTGAACACCATCTGGAACACAAGCCAGAATGGCAACCATATTTTAATGCCATTGAACCCTTCCTTGAACTAATTGATAAACCATTGTTAGCTGAAAGCGCAGTGGCTTGGTGGGGCGGCGATGATGGCATTGGCTATTCAGGAACACTTGATCAATTGGCGCTTATGGCTGGTGGTGCTATTGCTCTGATGGACTGGAAAACAAGCTATAAAGTAAAGCCCGACTATCAATTGGCAGATTATAAAAAGCAACTCGGCGCCTACAGTCTCGCTGCCGAGCAAATGTATGGCATTGATGTTGAAGCTGCTTATTGCGTGATCAGCGTATACGACCCTGAAGAATCCAGTAGAGAATCGGAGCTACAAATATTGCATATGGATGGCTTTGAGCTGGTGCAGCAGCAGTCCGTTATGCAGGACACTGTTAAGAGATACTTCAATCAGTTCTACCCAGGCGGAAAAGCATTTGCTTTAACGATGGATAAGGGGTAAGATAAGCAAGCCCAACAGGGCATCACCAACACTCCCACGGAGAAACACCATGGCCACCAGGCCCCCAATCACCGCTGCAATCGACCTAACCCCTGAAGTGCTTAACGCATTAAAGAAGGCTGGTCCAAATGAACGCGGCAACTATTCGCTTGATATGGCTGTATGGGTGAACGACAAACGCACCTCTGACAAAGCACCCAACTTAACGGGCAGCGTAAAAGTCAAAGGCGATAAAGATGGCCCTAAAGGCTATGCCAGTGTGTGGCAAAATGACGTTGAAACCAACGACGTTTTCTAAATCATGAAAGCTTCTGTCATTGCTTTGGCTGTCATTATTTCTGTTGGCTTAAGCTTGGCAGTAGCTTGTTTAGCCGCTTGGGCATTGACTGCCATCTGGCCGTCTTTGCCCTTTTGGCCTGTGACTATTTTGGCTTGGCTTATTGTTAGTGTTTTTAGTCGTTCCTCTGCTTCTTCATCGTGACCCTGCTTAATGACAAACAAATCAGCCAATTAGCTGAAAATGACATCTTCCTGCCATTCATTGGTGAGAAACGACGCACACTTGATAATGGCACAAAAGCAATTTCTTATGGTTTATCGCAATCAGGTTATGACATTCGATTGTCTTCTGTTGAATTTTTAATTTATGAACCTTTGTTCACAACAGAAAATTTCTTCGATGGTCCAATAGTTGACCCTAAAAACTATGAAGCTAATGTTGTTGTTGCAACTTTAGAGGAGCAAGAAGATGGCTCATGTTATTTCATTCTTCCTGCTAATACTTATGCATTAGGTACAAGCCTTGAATTAATATCAATGCCCAATAATGTATTTGCTTTATGTGAAGGCAAATCTACTTATGGTCGTTGTGGTCTTATTGCTAATATTCTTCCCATTGAACCTGGCTGGATTGGACATTTAACGATGTGCCTAATAAACCCCACGGAAACGCCTATTCGCATTTATGCAAATGAAGGCATTGCTCAGCTTGTGCTTTTTGGCATTGATGAAACCAGTAAGCCATATGAAGGCATTTACCAAAAACAATCGTCTAGGGTACAATTCGCTGCAGTTTAACCATTGAGCGCTCTTGAAGATCAATTCCTTAGTCTTTGGCAATCTCGGTTTCCTGATTTAATTCTCGAAAGAGAATTTTCTGATATTCCAGCATGGGAAGCTGATTATCAAAAGCGCTATTCCAAAAGTAAACGTTCAAAAAGGTATCGACTCGATTTTGCTCACACCAACAGTTGCACTGGCATCGAAATCCAAGGTGGCGTTTACATTCGTGGCCGTCATGTCACTGGCAGCGGTTATGAGCGTGATTGTTGCAAATATAATCTCGCGTACACAAGCCACTGGACGATCTTCCTCTTAACTAGCCAAATGGCCAAGGAAGCCTCATGGCTGTCATTGATTGCCGCTCACATCGCATCTGCTCAATAGTATTACCAGCTTGAATCATTAGTTCTTCTGCAGCTTTTAAATCTCTATCACGACCATCTAAAGCTTGACGAAGCTCAATATTTTCTAGCATTATGCTTTGAAAAGCTGTTTGCATTGAACACCACCCCTGCAGCAAGTTCAAAGCTACAGGCTTTAGTTGGTTTATGTCTGAACAATCATGAATGGCGCGTTTATTTACCGTTAAAGCAAATTCACGTTCTGTAGAATGCTCAAATGGTCCCATAGTGGCAATATACTTCCGTCCATTGTAATTCATTTCTACAGGGATACTGTATGAAGCCATGGCAAAACGCTTTTCTTTTGTTACTAGGCTACAACGAAACGATGAGCGCAAGCACTTTGTACGGGCCGTGGAGAATGGCGAAAAAGCCGAAATTATGCATCCGGTTTCCCGCCGTTATGCTCTCGCCAGGCTTCCTAAAGGCTATGAATGGACCATAGGAGAACGAGTGGTGCTAATTGCTTATACGGCTGCTGGCCCAGTTCCCACTGCAATATATGGACTATTCGCAGGGCTGACGACAGGAAGCAATGGAAGGAAAGCGGCAATTATCAAATGGGATGAGGAGCAAGGTTTAATTTCTGATATAGTTGCAATGCAACGCATTCGCCCCGTTTCTTGCATTCCAAAATGATCGTCCATGAATCTTTACTTGACCCCCTTAACGATGGTAAAAGTTCTTTATGTTTAGTCGATTCAATGGGAAATAGCTTGTCTGTGGTTAATGATGCCAGACAATCTTTTGATTCCGAAAGTATTGAATGGACAGAACGTGACGGTAAGCTTTTACGTTATCTTGCAAAACATCACCACACTTCCCCTTTTCGTGGGGTGGTATTTAAGTGGGCAGTGAAAGCACCATTATTTGTTGCAAGGCAATGGTGGAAACATACAGTGGCATCTACTTATGTTGATGATCAACTCGGCTGGAATGAAAAAAGCTTTCGTTATTGCACAGCAGAAGAAGCTGAATTTTATGTGCCATGGGAATTTGCTAAGCAAAGCGACAGCAATCGCCAAGCTTCTGCAGGGCCACTAGACAGCGAAAGCCAGCAGTTGGCTCTTAGGCAGTACATCGTCGCATTAGAGGCGTCTAAACAAGCCTACGAAGCCTTGTTGTTGATTGGCGTGAGCAAAGAGCAAGCAAGAGCAATACTCCCTGCTGCGCTGTACACAAGCTTCACTTGGACGTGTAGTTTACATGCACTATTCCACTTCATTTCATTACGAAAAGGTCATGGTGCTCAAGGTGAAATCATGCTTTACGCTGAAGCTTTATTAACGCTTGGTCGTCAAGTTGCTCCTGAAGCATTTGATGCCTTTGCTGAAAACAATTATCAATTTTAATTATGTCCGATCCCGTTCGTCCTTTGCATTACACTTCTGGTCGCATTGAATGCATAGAATCAATTGAAGCTTCCATGACACCACAAGGATTCAAAGGATTCCTTAAAGGTAATTGCATTAAATATTTACATCGTTACGAAAATAAAAACGGTAAAGAAGATTTATTAAAATGCCAATGGTATTTAGAACAATTATTAACTTACCTTGATCGTGAAGATAACTTCAGGAGATCAATTGAAGAAGCTGCAAGTATTGTTTTAAATGCTCCTATTGATCCTGATGGTTACATGGTGCAACGTCACGGCCCACCAGAGCGCTTATCTTAATTAAACCATCTGCCATCTTCCCATTGGAAACGGAATGATTGGCATATCTGCTTCATGCAATGGCAAGGCTCGTTGTGTTGCTTCACACCAAGCTTCCCAGTCTGATAAATCAGTATGAGCACTAACAAAACTATTATTATAAATCCAACTCATTAATACTTCTTCGCGAGATTGCGACCAGAAACGTTGAGGACGCCACCATTCAAATAATGGTGAATTACCTTTACTTGCATTGCAATCTAAGCATGAAGGCGTATTGTTCCATTTTGCGAAGTGTGGTCCTCCTTTACTTTTTGGTATAATGTGATCAATAGTTAGTTTTTCAGTCCATTTCCCGCAGTAAGCGCAAGCACAATGCCCTAGTGGTCCTTTCGTTGGGAAATCTTCAAAAATGCTTTTTCGATATCGACGTTTTGCATCACCAGGACGTAATTCAGAAAGCGAATGGAGGAGTTCTTCGGGCCCATTGCTTATCCCCATGGTGATATTTGATTGGCTTGTTTTAAGCTTAAAGCCTAATTTAATTGATGGTGGAAGTTGTAGAATGAATAAAAGGATTGATTTATTGTCATGAAAGACTGGC